CTTTCATCTGAGGGTCAATATCGCGATACTTTAATGCGCCTTCTTCTCTGAGTGCGTCAAAATCATCGGAAGAAATATCTGTATTGTGGAACAACATAAGTGCTTGTACAAACTGTTCCAGTCCGTCAAGCCTGTTACTATCTGTCGTGTTGATTGCGTCAAGCAACGGAATCACAAGCTCAAACGCTCCGAGCCTTGCGATATTGAGGGGATATTCGATAATCGGAATCATACCAAGAGGATTGCCGGAATGATTTTCAATCGTCCAGTTTGTCACTTCCCAGTATTCGTGTTCCGAGTAACAAGAGTAATGAATTACGCTGTGTTCGTCCACAACGTACTTGACTCCGAGAATCGGCTTGTTTCCAAGCCCGTTCTCATAAATGACAAAAGTATTCCGTGGGTCAAGAGTATATATCTCAAACGGCGATTCATCCTCTTCCTGATCTGCCATAGCATCCGGAAGAACCATACGGAATGCCGTACCGCAAATATGGAACCAGTCTGCAATCTCCTTGTCCTTTGCTGCTTTTTCCTCTGCGAACACATATTCGTTGAGCTGTGTAATCGGTTCAGTAACATCTTCACTATTTCCTCTGGAAACATACTGAATCGGTTCGCCCATGAGATAACCAGACTTGAACGTTACAATCTCATTCGCCCGATTCTCTACAATCTTGTTGCAGATTTCCGGTCGAACTTCCTTCTTGCGCTGTAGAATCGGCTGTCTTCCCTTGTAGTAGTTGTACAAGTATTCAATCTCTCTCCGATTCTTCCAGTGAGTAGGGAGAGATTTACGCAATACGTCAATTATGTTCTCACTATTCACTTCGCTGTAGTCTGTAGTAATCATCCGTCTGCCGTGAAGCTCCATGACGCAGTTACCCTCCTTCCCTACTATCCTACTTTTTATTATAGCAATTCTTCAATGCTTGTCAACAAGTTATCCACATTATAAGCATTGACAACTCTTTGGAGTATCGTCATAATATTAGTGAACGATCAAAATCGAAAAAGGAGACGTGCTATGAAAAACGAAAAATTATATGGTGTGTGGAAATGTATGCGTCAAAGATGCAACAATCCTAATAACAAATCATACATAAACTATGGTGCAAGAAATATTCGAGTGTGTGAAGAGTGGGACTCATATAAGGTGTTCAGAAAATGGGCACTTGATAGCGGCTACAAGGAAGGATTAACCATAGACCGCATTGATGTAAATGGAAATTACAGCCCATCTAATTGCAGATGGGCTGATAGAAAAGAGCAGGCACAAAACAAAACTGTTACAGACTGGATAACAATAAACGGAAAGACTAAATCTCTTGCTACATGGTGCAGAGAATATAACGTTCCCTATAATACTGTTCATAGCCGAATATTCCGCTATGGCATCAGTCCATTAACTGCACTAACCATGAAAAACTCTCGCATTCATTATGTGACAATAAACAACATCCCATACCCTTTATTCAAATATTGCAAGGAACACGGAATTAGTTGCAATGCAGTAAGGCACAGAATATGGAGAGGAGAAACAGAAGAACAAGCTATTTCCCACTATCTTTAAAGAAATTACCACACTCTTTTTGTTACTTCGCAGTTACCTTTAACGAACATTCTTAGTGAATTTTCGAGCATAGCCAAACTATCTACGGCATCATCATGCGGCACTTTTCCGCTTCGGGTATAAGTGATAACCTGTTTCATAAATTCTGCATACTGAGAGTTTCGTTCATACTTACTGCTGTCGAGAAAATAAAAGTTCTTCAAGATATTATCAGACGCAAACTCAATTCTTGTCTGCTTGTTGCTGATTGTCCTCTTTGTCCGGACAGAACATTTTCCACCGGAGTCTCGCATGAGCTGTTCCACGTCCCGAGCAAAGTAGCTCCCGGCATTGTTGGACTCAAACGTACAAGCTACTACTTTGTGCTCCATGAGCTTTTTAGCGCACTCTGGTTTTGTCACTTCCGGAGGTGCATCATCAAATACTACGTCCACCACATAGACTTCATCTCCGTACACCGCAGCTATAGGCATAGCGCAGTAGTCTTCTCCCTTGTCAGCAGTATCACATACAGCAATCACAGAATCCGGGTCACGGTCAATCGGAAGTTCAAAGAACCGATTCAGTTCTCCCTCCGGGAAAAGAATTCCTTTTGCTTCAAACGGCTGCTGCTGAAACTCTGACTCCCACTGCTCCGCAGAAAGCATTTCCCTTTGATCTCTGAAATACTGAGTCGTGAACACCTTTCGTCCTTCACGCTCATACTCGAAGTTGCTTTCGTCTGTCACCGGGTCAAGTGCAGGAGTTTCCATAACGCACATCCGCTTTCCCTGCCTTTTCATTTCCTCCTGTAAGTGTCCTATCGGGTCATACAGAGAATAGCGTGTACCACAGATAACAATAGGCGTACCCTCAATCGCACGTCCGATAATATCACCAGAGATAACTTCCCACTTGTCATCCAGTCTCTGTCTGTTCTTCGCTTCTTCCCTTCCCTCTACACAGTCATCCAGATACAGAAGGTTCGTAGCTTCGGACAAACCAACCTGTCTTGCGTCAATGGAACGGCACATGACCGTAGGAAATCTTGACTTGTGCAAAAGATTAAGCGTCTTTGTGTCCGCATTGGTCTGTACTAGTTTCGACTCCGGGAATATATCGTAAAAGTGATAGTCGTTTGGCTGCTGTATATATTCCAGTACACCCAGATAGAACGACTTCACCAAATCATCACCCGTTCCCTCCATCAGCGTACTTCTGTCTGGATACTTCCCAGAGAGCATTGCTGTGAAGTTAATTCCTAGCTGAGACTTTCCGCTTCGCTTCGGCATACTGATACTCAAGAAGTCCAGTTCTCCGTCAAGAATTTTCTGGTATGCGTCAACATACCGTTTCAGATAGTGTCTCCGGGGAAGATAAAACTTCTTGTCGAGTGGCTTTCCGTACTCTACCGCCTGTAAGTACGCATCAAAGTAGAATGGTGCATCAAACACAAGTGACCGGAACAGGAGGTTGGAGAACTTGTCTGCCACATCAAAGTCTCCCTCTCCAAGTGTCTTATTCAGTCCGTTTCGTATGGCTGTCTGAAAATCCCTATTCCTCTCGTGTGCTTTGGAGTGGTTTACTCCGTCATAGTCCTTGAACAGAGAGAACATATCCTCATATGCCGACACGTCAGCAGGATTTTTCAGTATCGCTTTTTCTATTCCTTTTCTCACAATCTCATAGTCCATATTTACCTCCACAAACAAAAAGACTGCCTGTAGCACTCTTGCTACAAACAGTCCCATTGGACTAGCTGTGACTTTATCACAGCTTACATATTCCCGTTTACATAGTCACAAAACGCTTTAGCGTGACTCATATTCTTAAACTCGTAGTGTCCTGTCAGACAGTTAATTTTAATCTTGTTAAAGCATAGCACACCGGAGTATTCGCAGTACTGTATCTTGTCAGCAGGAGAAACAATTCTCTTAAATGCCGCAGTTCCTACAAGTTTTCCGTCCTTAAATGCCAGAGTGTTTACTTCCCTGTCACCCACGCATAGCAGGGCAACCACCACTCCACATACCACCATAGCAGTAGCAGCGGCATCTCCCCACTCACTTATGCCGCCTACCACCAGTACAATGGCAAGTAGTCCGGGGAGGATATACGGTATGACATTGTGTTTAATTTTCATGGCTTCTCCTTTCCAGTCTGAGAATTTCAGATTGCCTATATAACTTTTCTATATAACGACTCTATAAGAGACTTTATAGTACCTGTCTGAGATTTTCAGATTAACTACATCAAAGCAGAATCAACATAGTCAAATCTCCAAGAATGATTAAATTACTCCAACTCAATTTCTTCTTTATCGTTCTTTACACAGACTGAGTATCCGAGAGTGTTCATGATATGGATAAACGTGCTGATGCGAACATCACTCTTGAGATAGTTTGTAAGGCTTGCGGCAGACTTTAACTGCATGGTTGTAGCAAGCTCTTTCTGTGTAACTCCTGCATCGGCTATTGCCTTTTTCATCACTTCGTTTGCGTTCATGTGATACCTCCTTTTGAGACTAGTATAGCAGAGTTTATGTATTTGTCAATACGTGAATGTATAAACCTTTTTAGTTTTGCGAGAAATTTTAAGGTTCCCCCGGCGCTCGTGTAGGCTCTCCGCATATCCCCCGCCCCGGTTGCCGTGATCGATCAGCGACACGTTGTACAGATACCAAACACGCAAGCCCAGAACGCAAGCGGCACGCTGTCCGAAAAACATTTTATAATTTATTGATTTACGTATTGACATATTCATGTATTAGCGTATAATAAAGATAGTTAAAGAAACAAGCAAAGCACAAACAGGAGGTGCTAAACATGAGAAAGACAATAGCAGAGCAGAGAGCGGAACAGGTAAACGAACTGTACAAGCGCAATGAATCATTAGGACGTGACAATGCTAGCAGACTTATGAATAGCTTTTACCGCTATGTTGGTTTGAGAGTCCGCAACGTAGAGGACGACAACAACGAAAGTACAGCCAATAGCAGATGGCACAAAGCTAATGAAGACCGTGAAGAAAGATGGCTTGCACGTCTTGAAAAACAGTTCAAAGAATACGGTTTGATCATTGTATTCTATGGTATCTATCCCACAATCACAGAGCATGAAGGGGACAACGAAACAATCTATACATACTACTACAACGACTAACAGGGGGTGCAGAACATGAGAATACATAAAGCAAAGGCAAGCAACTATAACGCTGTCAGCACAGAAGCGATTACAGATTACATTTGTGAATACAACAAAGAAATAACAGAACTGTTAAACAATGATTCCGAATATGTAGACATGAACCGGACAGTTCTTAAAAGCATAGCTGCCGAATTGGAAACGGTTATAAAGCAGCTCAAAGCTACACGGGGCATTTACTGATAGCAATACTACAGCATAGAGCTATGGACAATTTGCACAAAGCCGAAACGGGCAGCAATGCCCGTCTTACAAGGTCGGCAACCTTGTAACTGATGAAGGCAAGCCACAAAGAAAGAAGGTGTGAACAATGCTAGTTAAAGATGAAAATAGCAGCGAACTGTATATTCACATTTGCCCGGATGCACACAAGTACACACGCAAGGCATTAAATGAGCGTATGACAATATACAGGCATGACATAAGCGCATTTATTATTACAGACAATAACAAAATAGAACATATTAAATATTGCCCGTATTGTGGTACAAATGTAGAAACTGAAGAAATCTAACAGAGGAGATAAACAGTTATGAACAGAATAAAACAAGCATATCAGCCAATAAATGAAAATGTTATTGTATTTATCTATTATTCCGGGGCAAAGCGTTATAGTCATTTAGGTGATAGCTATTACATAATGACCGACACACAAAGAAGATTTATAAATCAATTGTCAAACGCTATTAAATGTTCAGACGGCACAATCTATATCAGAAACCGTATACCCGCATAAAAGACAGCCCCGGCAGCAAAGCCGGGGCGTTGTTAATACAGGAGGTAGCACAATGAAACAGTGGATAACTCCCACAATGCAATATTACAGCCTATACGCTGATATGCTCAAGCAAACGCACCTGCTCATAGCAGGCGCAACCGGGAGCGGAAAATCAGTAGTGATAAACGGCATTATAACAACGTCCCTACAGTACAGCCCGGAACAGGTGCAGTATATTCTAATCGACCCGAAACGAGTAGAGCTAATAGATTATAAGCTGCTGCCACATACCATAGTATATGCAAGTGAACCGGATACCATGGTACAAGCCTTACAGCGTGCCATGAACCTAATAGAGGAACGCTATACTGTCATGCAACGGCAGCACGTGAAGAAATACAGCGGAAGCAATGTCTATATTGTGATAGACGAATTAGCCGACCTAATGACTACCAACAAGAAACAGGTGCAACCACTTATACAGCGTATAGCACAAATAGGCAGAGCCGCCAACGTGCATATTATAGCCGCCACACAATGCCCGCTGTCCGCTGTCATTCCTACACCCGTTAAAGTAAACTTTGATAGCAGAGTAGGACTCCGGACACGTAGCAAGCAAGACAGCCGCAATATTTTGGGGTGTGGTGGTTGTGAGCTACTGCCTTCATACGGGCAAGGGTACTATATGACCGCACAGGGGATAGAGCTTTACAAGATACCTATGTACAATCAAACCACCACCAACGCACTAATACAGCACTGGACACGGCAGAATAGACCGCTGTCACTATTCCATAGGCACTAATACCACCACACAAAGCAAGCCGGGGACATCTCCCTGGCTTTTATTTTGCGTCAATCTGAAAATCTCAGATCGTTGTATAAAGTTCTCTATATATTCGATTCTATAGAGAGTTTATAGCACCTGTCTGAAAATCTCAGATTAAATATTACAGAATTGTTACAATCTGAGAATCTCAGACCGTCTATATAACTTTTCTATATACGCGCGTACTAGAGAAAGTTTATACAACTGTCTGAGAATCTCAGATTTTAGGCGTATGCCCTTAAAACGCATTTAAAGGCGTTTTTAGGCGTGTTTGTGTATAGGTGGCATATTCCTACCCTAACACGGTAAAAGCCCCTAGAAACGCATTGTAGTGTCTCACAGAGGCATTGTAGGTTTATTCTCTATTGCTTACCCGCATACAGCAGCAGGATGAAGCAATAGAGAATTTTTCAGTTTGAATTTTTGTCTTTCTGCGTGTCCGGAAGTGCTTTCTGCTCTTCTGCGTCAATGTAAGCATCTTCTGAATATTTCTTCGCAAGCTCTTCTGCACTCTTTCCATCGCCTAAAGGATTAACAGGAGCAATAGCAAGTTCGGTCTGATCTCTCAAGCCATCATAGTTCTTCTGCCAGAATATTCCGGTAACTGGATTGATTTTACCGTCAGACATGAGCTGTTCTCTGTAAACTCCGCAAATTTGCTTAACCTTTTTTAGAAACTCGGTTCTAGCAGGGTTCACAGAACGCTGATTTTCCCAATCATATACATCGTCTTTTGTAATACCAATAGCCAGATAAGCAGCCTGATTACTAACCTTCTTGCCATACTTAGCGCACATTTCTATGTAGTGTGCAAAGCGTCTCTGCATTTCTGCTATATCGTTTTTGTCTAATGGTTCAGTAGGTGTTATAGCCATAATGAACGATACCGCATTAGCGTTATACTCTTCTGGTAGATTATTGGCTTGTTCTATCCCCTGTACTATTGGATTCTTCAACCGTGCCTTTGCCATGTTCGCTTTCTGCGCCCGGTCTGCGGCTTCGGTTCTCTTTCTGGGCTTCTTGTCCTTTCCTCTGGTTCTTTTCTTCTGCGGAGTTTCTTCTTTCTGCCTGTTCTCTGCACCATCGTTCAACATAAGATTCCATATGTCTCCTTTCTGCTTAGTATGCGCCGTTTATGATTCTGTTCTGTAGTACATCTCTGTACTTAATCATTGCTTCTCTCTGTTCTGCCAGTGTACAGCGCATTGCATCCGTCATGTCATTCTCGTTGATATAAAAAGCGAGTCTTGCAATGTTGCCGTTAAGCTGTGACAGCTCATTCAGTCTGTCATTCAGCCGCTTGTACTTTGCGTTCTGCTCCTGTGTCATAATTTCTGTCCTTTCTGCCAGTCTGAGAATTTCAGACTGTTGTATAAAGTTTCCTTAGTATGCGTTCTATAAGAGAAGTTATAGCAACGATCTGAAAATTTCAGATTGACTCTTTAATCGTCATTATAGACATAGTCCTCTATTTCGCCGTCTAGTAGGTACTCATTAGGGGGGTCGTAGGTGCTTAATACGAGCTGCCCCCCTGTTTTTTCTAGGTACTCCACCAGTTTAGAGCAGGGTAAGCCCATTCCGTCATTGCTCTGTAACTGTGCATAAAACGTCTTGTAGTTGGTCTGTAACACGTCTTCTGCGACTTCCTTGAGGGTCATGTTTTTATCGTGAGCATAGGTATAAAAGTAGTCCTTGACTGTCATTTTACTGCCCTCCACCTAGTGTTAAGCCTATGTACTCCTGCTGTTTTTCGTCCTCGTACCACTCCGGGTGCATTGCTACTTCTGCACAGAACTTCTTAAAGTTGAATATGTAGTAGCCGCATCCCCGGCACCAACTTTTGTAGTTGTCATACAGGGTTTTCTTCTTAACGGTCGCTGTGTTGTCCTTTACGCACTTTGATTCTAGGAACTGTAGCACTGTGTCGTTGTCCCTCTCATATGCCTTGACCACTTCACGCATTGACGGGGGCATGGTCAGCTTGTGGCGCTTGTACTGTAGGTATCCACCTAGCAGCCATGTAAAGATTCCTGCCATAGCGTCCTGTGTCTCAAAGTAGTCCTTTAAGGTCTTGTCCTGTTCTGCGTCTGTGAAGTGCCTGTTGAACTCTATAATTCGCAAGCGGTCAGATGCAAACAATGTCTTGTCCTTGACAGAAGGAAGGTCATTGCAGGACAACCACATGGTAAACTGCGGCTTGAAAGTGATAGGACTCTGGTAAAGCTCTCGTGCTGTGATCTCTTCACCGCCTGTGTACTGCTTTATGATTGCTTCGTCCAGCTTTCCTGCTGTGTCGCTTTCTGCCATTGTGATAAGGCGCTTGCCTTTGGTCTTTGCAAGGATAGGACTTGCTGTATCTGCTGTTCTGATCTTACCATCCCGGCAGATAAGCTCCACGGGTACGACTGTAGCGTAGTCACCTAGTAAGTGCTGTATTGCGTCTAGCATGGTTGACTTGCCGTTTCTGGTGGTCTTACCGTGTAGGATGAACATACATTCCTCGTTAGCCGTTCCAAGAATGGTATATCCCATAGCACGCTGTAAGTACTTTGCTTTGTCCTTGTCGTTCTGTGTGACTTCTGTAATGAACTGCTCCCACCTCTCACACTCCGGTAAGTTGTCTTTGTCAGCTGTGTAAGAGAAGTTTGTCTGCATTGTCAGATAATCAGTTGGGTTATGTTCCCGGAACACCATGTGTTCTAGGTCATAAGTACCATTAAGGCAGTTAATGAAATATGGGTGTGCATCGAACTCTACCGCTGAAATTGTGAGTCCGTCTGCTGCGTCTTTCATTAGCCGATCTCTGAACCGTCTGTCTCCCATCTTTGAGACGAACTGCATGTACTTCTTTCTCTGGTCTTCGTCCTGTATCTCACCACAATACAAAGCCATGAGCCGGGTAAACTCTTTAATCTTCTCTGATACGAGAAGTGATCCTGTATCCTTCTGCCACTTGCCGTTGTCGTAGGTGTACCAAGACTTATGTTCCGGGCAATAGCGTGTGTCCTCTCTGTAGCACTCTGCAAATAAATCTCCCATTCCTGCTTCGTCCCACGTGTAGCCTGTAGAATCAGCCTGATACGGAGTCTCCGGGTGGCAGGATTTAATGTAAGTCATTTTCCGGGAGAGTGCTTCATCTGTGATGTATCTGCCATTTGAC